GCCGAAGACTGCCCGCCTGATTGGTCGCCGAAGGGGTCCAGTCAACTGCACTCTCTTGGTCCGACCACCGGATCAGCATGGGGTCGATAACCGAGGAGCCAATTTCGTTGCATCCCAGTGCAAACACGAAGCGGTTGATGTCCGAGATGAAGATTTTGTTTTGAATGACCGGAACGGCGTTTGCGCCGGACAACGTGGACAGTTCTACCGCCCGAGTGTTTACACCGCTAGTGTTGTCCCAGTAGTACATAGGACCACGCCGAGGGCCAAAGATCAGGTCTTCGCCAAAATTGCCCTGGCTCCAAAGACGAATGGATGTGCGTGTCGTACTTGGAACACCAATACCCCACGAACCCGTCCCCCATGCTCCCGCGCCCCATCCGGTCAGCGGAACCTCAATCTCGGGGCCGACGTTGATCTGATAAGCGGCGGAGACCGCCGATCCGCCAGTTGCGCCTGCGGCGATAACCGAAGGAGTGGTGATGGTGTAGGAGTTGACGTTAACGACGGTGATCTGGAACTCGGCGTTCAGCACCGAGGCGTAAGTCCCAGTCACTCCACTGAACGTAACAAAATCACCCGTGATGCCGCCGTGAGACGGGGCAGTCACCGTAACCGTCGTGGTGCCATTACCTGTAAACGGATTGGTGCCCAGCGTAGTCGTCGCACGGATCGGCGTGATGTCGAAGTATGCGCCGCCACGCTCAATGTAGAACTTCAGGTGGGTGCCAACGCCAATCAGGTTTTCACTCTGGAGCGTTACCCAGTTCCAAAGGGAACGGCAGACACCAAGGAACGTACTGGCAGAGATGCGGGTCCACCCGCCAATCTTCTCAGGAGTACCCTGGCGGAAGCGTACCTTGTCGCACTCATACCACCCGTTCTCGTTGGTATAGCGGGTGTTCTCTTTGTTTACACCGGGCTTGAGAGTGAGTTTCTTGAGCGGCATGGTTATCTCAGCAGTGCCGCTTCGGCTTCGCGTCTAAGGGTTAACCCCCTCAATACGCGCCCTGCGGCCTTGTTCCACTTGACGATTTCCTCGCACGCACCCGCCCAGTCCTGAGCGTCTACACGCTTCTTCAACGTGGAGATGCGGTAATTTCCTAGCCCGCAGTTATACGCGAAACTGATGATGGCGGCAAGGCGTCGAGCGGGTTGTTTGATCAGTATTGGCGATAGTTTGATGACGCCAACGGAGAAGTGCAGCAGGTGGCTGTCCAGGGAGGCTTCGGCCTGTTGTAGTGTCCAAACCGTATCGGGCGTCACCTCGGGGCCGGTGCTGCCGTAGCCAATCGTCCAAGGATGCCCACCCGTACCCGGATCGGGATAGGCTTTGCAGTCACCGTTCGGCAGGCGCTTGGCGTAACCCTCAAAGGGCTTGCACAGCGTCTCCCGTGCGATACGGATGGCTTCCGTGGTCACTTCTGGTACTTCTCAATGCTTCTTCCAACGAACCAGAACGTCAGGCACATATTGAGCATGGCAAAGTCGTCTGCATCCCACACACGGGTCATCACCTCAGACCAATGCCCACCAGTCTGGAACGCCATGTAGATTGCAGCCGCCTTCACCGTGGCGTACATGAAGAACAGCGCCCAGGTGATGCCGGGGCGGACAAGGGCAGAGATCGCTGCCACAAACCATCCGGCTTCCTTGGCAGTTGTGGCCTGCTCCTTGAAGGCTTCCTTGATGGCATCCAGTTGGTTGACGCTGTAGTCAACGTATCGCTCTTCCATCTTGAACTGGCCACGCATCTTCTCCAGATCGGTCTGGAGCGTGAACATCGACAGTTCATGCTTGCGCTCGTTGCCCTTGTCCATGAACTTCAGGACTTCCGGTGCAAGCCGGAACAGGCCGCCAAAGATGCTGCCCAGTAGGCCACCACCAAGAATCTCAAACATGTTTACTCCCTCGTGGCTGTGACCACATCGTCGCCCTTGGTAACCGTCACCTTGTCACCCTGCACAGTCACCTTCATGGGCTGCTCGGGCTTGTCCAGGCGGTCCAACTTGTCGATCAGAGTCTGAATGACCTTGAACTCGGGCTTCTCTTGCTTCTCTGCCGTACCGGCGATGCCGTTCATCATGTTGATGAGCGCAACCAGGGCACCGCCGATCATCGTCATCACAGCCGTGATGGCAGAGTCAGACAGGAAATAGGAGGAGCCCACCCCGATCAGCACGATCAGGGTGATGTAGAAGAGACCAAACCTGCCGATTGACTTACCGGCAACTTCTTTGGCTGTCTCAGCGGGTTTGGTTTCTTCCATGCTCACTCCACGATCACCACCGTATCGGTGTCCTCAAAGAACATCATGCGCCCACGGCACGCAATGTTGTAGTCCTGCCCGTTGGTATCCAACTCAGTCCACGACCGGGTTTCGACCCTGACATGTTTCGCCAGAATCTCCCGCCCGTTCTCAAACACGCGCCAGACATGGAGCATGGAGCCACGACCCGGTTGTCCGCGTGACTTATTGAACCGGATCGTGTACTTGTTCACTCAGGGCGAACAGGCCATGCCATGTTGGGGAAGTCCGGGTGCAGACGAATATCGCGCAACGCACGGCGGTATTCAATCCACAGCGCACGGTCACCGGAAGTCATGGGGACATCCGGCAAGACAGACCAATCGGACTCGGCCAACATTTTCTTGGCACGATCCCACGCAAGTTCGGCAGGCGTAGATGGCGCGGGGGCGGGAGGCGCATCGCCTACCTCAACCCATCCCTGGTCGTTGTAGGACTCGCCCAACCACGACAGGTCACCGATCTGGTCGATAAAGCCATGAAGGCCGAAGATAGGCCCCCAGTTTTCAGGCAGCGGCTGCGGCTCGCTTAGTGCGCTTCCGTCCGACAGTTTTTTGAGTTGCCACAGTTTGCTCATTTGATTCACTCCTTAGAGCAGGTTGAAGTCCGGGTTGCCGCTCAGGTGGCGGCAAAACTGCACCCTTTTCTTGGTGCGGGGCCATGTCATTTGGGTGCGGCGGGTGCCCAACCCCAGGAAGATTCTGAACGCCACGGTAATGCGCCAATTCTTCTTCCGTATATTTCCAATTGCGCCAACTTGCAAAATCTTTGCGCGGCTGAATATGGATGTGACACCCAATGCTCGCAGCAAGTTGATGGATAATTTCAGTTACCTCAACCGGCTGAAGAATGGCAAAGGTATGCGCGCCATCATGGCGGCGCATTGAAAGTTCTACAATACCGCCAAAACAGGTTCCAACAGTAACGGAACGAGCACGGTTGACCGTTTCTTGTATACCATGCACCTCCATTTTGCGATGGAACGCATCAATTTGATTTTGACGTTCACGTTTATTCATTGCGGATTCCATGAAATAGTTACAAGCCCACCCGAACCAACTGTTATTGGATAACTAGACCCACCAGTAACACTTACACAATTGTAAGTGGCATTAGTTCCAGCATTTCCGGCGTTTCCAGAACCACTGCCTGCGTTTCCATTATTGCCTCTGCCACCACCCCCTCCGCCACCGCCAGCAGTGCGCCCACCAACCGGATTGGGGGAATTAAGTGTCGATCCGCCACCACCTCCGCCACCGGCAGCGCATAAACCTGCGGGATTCCCTGGATTTCCAAATTGAGTAGGGGCGGTTGCGCCAGACCCACCGTTGCCCCCGCCAGAAACGCCACCACAGCCGCCATTCCCGCTAACTGAACTGTTACCTGACAATACGGTTCCAGCGCCACCGCCACCGCCACCGCCACCGTAACCGTTATAACATCCGGGAGCGCCGTTACCGCCACCACCAAAACCGCCGTTACCGCCACCACCATTGTATCGGCCAATACAAGGCCCAGTAGCAAAATTAGCCCCCTCGGCACCAGCGTTACCAACAGGGCCGCCATTTCCGCCAGTACCTCCTGACCCTGAACCGGTACCACCATTACCCGCAGCAAAGTTATATCCAAGCGCAGTTGACGCTGTGCCAGTATTGCCTGGAGCGCCAGAATTGCCCGGTGCTCCGGGAGAACCGCTGATGCTATTACTGCCACCACCTAAACCCGCAGGCGCGCCGTTAACATTAGCGCATATACCATAACCATTGCAGGGGCAGTACGTTCCATACCGAGTAGCAGGCCCCCCAGGCGACCCGCCACCGCCACGCCCAGTGCCGCCCGGGTTACCTGCGGTGCCTGGGTTGCCAGCCCCTCCTTGGCCCTGAACACTTACACGGGTAATTCCGACTGGAGCAGTCCAAGTACCAGGTGCGACAAATGATTGAATACCGCCTGGGGTTAAAGCGCCCCCAAACATTGCAATTTTTGGAGTTCCTGCGGGCATTTTTTCCTCACTCGTAGTAAAACCAGCCAGTCACAATGTACTTGCTGCGTTCACCAAAAACAGTATTGCCACGATGGGCGTGTGTAAATGCAGCAGGCCAGAGCACCATCGTATTCTCGGTTGGCTGCAACCTGCGCTGCTGATAAAGAAACTCGGTTTCTCCGGCTTCTTCTTGTGTTAGCGTGTTGAGGTAGAGCATGTAAACCAAAACTCGGTCTGCATGCTCACCATTACCCTGTTCACCGTGCCAGACGTGGTAACCGCCGCCAGGATCGGTGCGCTGCATCTTCATGGCGGTGCCAGTAATTTTCCCATCCCTAAGCACCGAAAACTGTTCAGTGTAGGCGTCATAGCACCGCTGAAGTCCGTCAAAGAACATGCGCGCAGCCGGAGTTCCGTTAAAATCCGCAGCAGTGTGGACGCCAAAGTTCAGACCCAATTGCATGTCGTTCTTGGCATGTTTTGGCGCACCTTCACCGCGTTGGCGATTGGTGCCCGCACCAGACTCCACTAAACGATCAAACTCTTTGATCAGATGTTGGCAGTACCCTTCTGGGTATACATCCCTATAGACGGCAATGAAGTCTTTGTATTCAGCGTTCATTTGAATGCAGGTCCGGTAACCCAGGCCACAAGAGATTGACGGTTACCGCTTGTCACGGGGGTTACTTGGTGGAGTACATACGAAGGGAATGCTGCCACCAGACCCCGCTGTTTGCGAACGGTTTGTGGCTGACCACCAGTCATAACCTGAAGGTTTCCCCCCTCGTACTGGCTCGGGTCTGTCAGTTGAAGTACCAGACTGAGTTTGCGGCTCGGACCTACCTTGCCCCCGTAATCCACGTGCCATCCATACATCCCATGTTCTGATTGATCGTAGTTGGTCAATTGCAACTGCTCACCAAATCCTGTCAGGTCAAACCGAAAGTATTGGGCGTTGAGTGAAGAAGCGATGTGTCCCAACTTCTCAAATACCCAGGCAGTGTCTTGGTTCTTGTTTAGCCAAGATACCTGCGACCGACGAATCTGTTTTAGTTCCTCTTCGGTCTTCATACCACCGGCCTGCGCCCGCTGATCGGCACTCCGTGCCTGCTCTTGGAGCCAGTTCAATTCCTGCTCCGTAAAGCCGTTTTCCCACCAAACAAACGGTTCGATGGCGGTGGCATAAGGCGTCAGCACATGCTGCACGGGCGCTCCTTGTGAGACACGATGAAGTGAATGCACCGTGTGGAGGTGTCGGCGTTGCTGCCGGTCAGTTGATGCTGCATCCACGAATTTGCGAACATCACGGACCCTGGGACCATGTTGTTGAAGTGGATGATATTGGTGGCGTTGGTAACCTCTTCGCCCTGCACAAAGTCCAGTTCGATCATGGACTTGTTGATGCGGGTGTCGTGGTAGATAGGGTATGCCCCACCCTGCGGGGTTTCGAGAAAGAACCAGCCGCACATCTGGCTGTTCTTGTGGACATGCACGTTGGTGCCGCCACCCCGATTGATCTCCTGCGCCCACAGGCCGGAGAGGTAGAAGTCGTACTTGTCTACCGCGTAGCCTTGACTCCGCAGCAGGTCCACGGACGACAGCAAAAGGTAGTCCGCTACTTCCCTGAAGGCAGGATCGTGCGCGAGATGGGCGGACTGAGACATCGGCCACTCGGGCTTGCGAACTTGATCCAAGTATTGGATGCATGTCGGCAAAACCTTCTCAGCCAAGTCGGGCCGCTCATCTCGGTAGACGATAGCCGGGAAGTAGGCAAAACCTTCCATCAGGCGTTTACATACGCCTCAATGGCGGCGGCAAAAGCCGTGATGTCGGCTGCCGTCACGTCACGAGCGTCCACAGGCTTGCTGCGGGCATTCTCAATGAGGGTCTCCTTAGCCAAACGCACGGCATCCAGTTTTGCCTGCTTGGCCTGAAAAGCCATTTGATTGGCGTGACGGGCGTTCTCCAAATCAAATTGGAATTGCTGTTGTGCATCCAAAGCCATTTTGTGCTCCTATTAAGCGGCCATATTCTTCATGGCAATATTGCCGTACCACGTCGTGCCTCCATTCGGGGTGAAGAAAACCCAAATATCGACGGCGTTCGCCGTGGTTGTGCGAGACAGAGATGATGCCCCGCCGGGAAAACGGAAGGCACCGCCAGACCAAGCCACAGTTCTACCGGCTGTGCCGTCGTTCGTCAAGATCAGCGTGAACGAAGACGAGCCCGTAGCGATGGGGTTGGATAGTGTAAACGTGCAGTTGCCGGTCAGCGTGGCTGTAAACACGTTGGCGGTCTGAAGGTCAATGGTCGTGGCAGTGCCAGAGTTACCAAGAGCCACCACCGTATCCGCGTAGGCCACCGGGCGGGTAAAGCCTGCGGAGGTAATCCGCAGTCGCTCTGAGCCGCCCTCAGCAAACGCGATCTCATCTGCTGCCGGGAAAAAGATACCCGTGTTGAGGTCCGTCGAGCGGGTAATTGCCGGGGCAGCGGCGCTGCCATCTGAACTCAAAGCGAACTGACCGCCTGCGGTGATCTGGGCGCGCTCTGCAAGAGTACCTGCGTTGTTGGTGTAGAACTCAAGGTTGGCTGTAATGGTCGTGCCAGACGCCGCACTCAGGCGGGACGCAACAATCGCAGACCGCTTCTCGGCTGCTGCTGTGCCTGTGGTGCCAAACACCACACCGCCAAGCACTCGGGTATCCGAGGTTGCTGCGCTGTAAACGTAGATTTCAGCCGCTGAACTTGCGTCTGTGCCGCTGTTGCCAACCGTGATGGAGTGCTGGTTGGAACCGCTGTTAAGCCGATTGAGTGACGTAACGCCAACCAACAAGTTGCCGGTCGGGTCCAGCGTCATCGACTGAGTGCCGTTGGTGCTAAACCCAAGAGTGTTGGAAGCGGGCAGGAATACGCCGTTGCCGGTCGCGGTGCCGCCAGTCGGAATGAACTTGGTGGCAGACGACGTGCCTGTGGTCGCAAAGTTGGTGCCGTCAAATGTCAGCCCTGCCGACTGCCCGATGGCGCTCGTAGACGATGCGTAGAAGATTTGATTGGCTGTAAACGTCGTCAGTCCGGTTCCGCCGTTTGTGGTGGCAAGCGTCCCCGCAACCGTTACCGCACCAGATGTTGCAGTGCTGGGGGTCAGCCCCGTCGTACCAAAACTAATGGTCGAAACGCCATCCGCAGCACTCGATGCCACCTTCACGTAATCGCTGCCGTTCCAGGCAACGATGGCACTCTCCGCCGCCACCAAAGTCACGCCCGTGGTCGGGCCTGCACCCACAATCTTCACCGATTGACTGGTGGACGTTGCGTTGATGATCAGGTAGTTGCGGCTTGACGCTGGAGCCGTGATGGTCAGCAGACCTGCCGGATTGCCCGTGCAGTTGATCACCGCGTACTGAGCAGAGCCGGAAGCGCCAGAGCCAACCTGCGTCAGCGCCGTGCCATTGGTAACCGTGAGCGTTACCGCCGTTTGAGAACCGCTGATGGTCTGAGTACCGGCAACAGCCGAGTCTACATACTGACTGATGTAGTCGTTGACCGTATCGCCCCAGGTGCCGGACAGTTCGCCCGTGACCGGGAGAGCCAGACCAATAAGGGAGGTAT